TCTGAGGATATAAAATCAAATAATGAAAATCCAATCGAACAAAAAACAGAGGAAGAAATTTTAGCGGAATTTCAGAGAGAAGCGAGTTCATTAAGATCTAAATAATTTAATATGCCAAAAAAGAAAAAAGGCATTGTTAGACCCTCTTTTGAAGAATCGATAGAAATAATCAATTCTGAAATACAAAAACGCAAACATCGTTGGCATCTTACCGCAATTGCATGGATGGATTTTGAAGATATCGCGCAAAGACTACGACTACATATTTACAAAAAATGGGAGAAATGGGACCCAGCTCGCCCTATGCGTCCTTGGTTAAATCAAGTCATTAATCATCAAATGACTAATATGCTAAGAAATCATTATTCCAATTTTTCACGCCCATGTTTGAAATGTCCATTTAATACTGGAGAATACGGATGTTCAATTTATGGTACGCAAAATAATTCATGCAAAGATTATAAAAAATGGGAAAAAAGTAAAAAATCTGCATATGATGTTAAATTTCCATTAAGTATTCATAGTCCAAATCATGATAACCCAGAAACTACTTTGGAAAATATATTACATGATACAGAGTATATTCTAGACATAGAAAGCTTGATGCCACTTTTTCATGAAATGATGAAAAAACATTTAAGTACAATTGAATGGAAAGTTTATGATTATATGTTTCTTCAACATTTGGGAGAGGCAGATGTAGCAAAAAAAATGGGTTATAAACTAAGTTTAAAAGAAGGGCGGCCAGCTTATAGACAGATTAGTAAAATCAAATCTAAAATTTTACAAAAAGCGCGTGAAGTTGTAAAGGAGGTTTTATAATGGAAGAAATTCTGACATTAGAACAGCAAAATAGATTAAAAGAATTTTTGCAAAAAAATCCTGAAGCTACCCTTACAGAGATTACCGCTTACACTTATAATAATGAAAATATTGATAGCCGTAGTAAAGAAGGACGTATACTAAAAAAATATCTATTAGATAATAATATTGAATATAAAAATCGTTCAATATTTCAAAGAGATCGTGTTTCACTAACTAAAGATCAAGAAGAATTTATAAAAAATAATTATAAAAATCAACATTATTTAGACATGGCAAAAATTTTATTTAAAAATAATAATTTAACCCATTTAAGTCTTGAATCGCGCGAAGTTAACAAATATGTTAACAAACTACAAAAGGCTGATCCTACATATTTAGATATGACTACTTATGTCCCTAAAGAATCAGAGGCGCCAGCACAAAGTCATATTGGGGAATATTTTCCACCGCGCCGTATGGATCAAACTTTGTATAGAATTAATAAATATCTTAATTTAGGCTGGGAAGAAAAGAAATTAAAAGCTATGCAACTTAAACAGGTTGAAATGCTTCAAAGATATTTGAATACTTTTAGTTTTTGCTATCAAATTAATACTTATCGCCGTGAAGATGACCGTAAATTATTTGAGGATGCTTTTATTCGTTATACATATGACAAGGAAGATTTAACACAAGAAGAATTAGATCAATTTATTACTTTATGCACAGAAGTTGTTACGGCTTCTACAATTTTACAACAAGTTGAAGATTTGCGTCAATTATTACGTCAAGCCTCCGAAGAGGATGAGGGGCGCAATATTAAAATGAGTCTTAACGAGGCGATTAGTAGCTTACAAACTGAGTATAACCAATGTCGTAATAGGCAAAATAAATTATATAAATCACTTGTGGATGATCGATCTAAAAAAATACAGGAGCGGAAACAAGAAAACGCTAGTATTCTTAATTTAGTACAGGCATGGAAAGACGAGGAGCGTCGTAAAAGTATTATTCATCTCGCAGAAGCCCAAAAACAGAATTTGGAAGATGAAGCTAAACGCCTGTCTTCTATGGATGAGTTAAAAGCGGTAATTCGTGGAATTGATATTGATGAAATGGTTCATAGTTAATATAATATATTATGAATAAAAATAAAATTTATTTAAAATGTAAAGTTTGTGGAGAAGAATTCAATTCTTTCTCAGACCTTCAAAAACATTTAAGATTTTATCATAAACTTTCTTGCAAAACATATTTTGAAACATATTGGAAACGTATTGACCGTTTTAATGGTAGTAAATTAGAATATAAATCATTTGACCAATATATTACCTGTGATTTCGTCGATAAGAAAAACTATAAAAACTGGCTAAAGACTTTGTCTCAAGAAGAGTGCGCTGATTATTTTAAAAGTAAATTAGACCAATATTGTAATTTAAAAAACATAGAAGTTGCCCCTTGTCAAGTAGAAGCTCAAAGTATTAATTGTTTATTACCAATAAGTACAATGGAAGCTTTGTCTGGAATGTGTTACAATGATCTATGCCAAAAAATTGGATTACATTCCAGATTTAATTATCAAATTCCAGAGGATATTTCATGGACTCCAATTGCACAAATTATTGTAGATAGCCGTGAACAAAAGCCTTTTGATTTTAAAGAGCATACTATCTTAAATTCTAAATTAGAATATGGTGATTATTCTCTACATCCTAATAATAAATTAGCTATAGAAAGAAAAAGCTTAAGTGATTTATATGGAACTTTAAGTGGTGGGCGCGAGCGATTCGAACGCGAAATTCAAAAAGCTAAAAAACTAGACGGTTATATTGTAGTTGTTGCCGAATCAACTCTTAACAATATGATTTACCAAAAACAAAAATTTGGAAAAGCTTCTGGTGAGTTTATTGCTCATAATATGCGACAATTATTAAGGAAATATGATAATTTACAATTTGTTTTTTGTGATGACCGTGAAGATGCTAAAATTAAAACTCTACATATCTTAGCAATGAATGAAGAAGCTTGTAAATTTGATTTGCAATATTATTTTGATACACTATGGCACTTATAGTAGGAAATCAAAAAAAATCTAAACCATTAGCTAACGTTAATAAAGAGTTACTGAATTTAAAAGGTGATTTAACTGACGAAGAGGCAAGGATTAGTCTTGCTAAATTTCTAAGATATAATCTTGGTTTTACCACGGAATTATCTATGGGTTTAACATTAGAAGCGTATCAAGAATTAACACTTAATTCTTTTTTTAATAGAAATTATTGCATGTTAGTTTGGGGTCGTGGTGGCGCTAAAAGTTTTTGCGCTGCAATCTATTGTATTCTTAAATGTATATTAGAGCCTGGGACTAAAATACTTATTGCGTCTATTAACTTTCGTACTAGTCGCCGTGTTTTTAATGAAATTGAAAAATTTTTAATGTCTCCAGGCGCGGCTTTAGCGAGACAATGTTTTGGTTTAAAAAGTAAACGAAATGACCAATACGAATGGCAAATTAATGGTGGTAGTATTACAGCTATTCCATTAACTGGAGAAAAGATTCGTGGTATCCGCGCTAATGTACTTATTTTGGACGAGTTTTTACTTTTACCTCCAGATATTATTGACAATGTTCTTATTCCATTCTTAAGCTCCCCAAGAGACGTAGGTGAACGTATTCGTATTAGAAAATTAGAAGAAGAATTAATAAAAAAGGGTTTATTACATCCAGATAATCGGCATATTTTTGAGAACACATCTCAAATGTTATGTTTAAGTTCAGCAAGCTATACTTTTGAACATTTATTTCGTGTTTATCAGCAATGGTCACATTTAGTAGAACACCCAGACGAGCAAGAGTCTAAAGAAGGCGAGCTTCCTGGAACATATTTTATTTCTCAATTAAGTTATGAAGCCTTACCGCAACATATGGTCGATCAAGGCGCTATCCAAGTTGCTAAAAGTGGTGGGAGTTCACACCATTCGTTTTTACGTGAATATTGCGCCCGTTTTATTGATGGTGGGGATAGTTATTTTTCACCTAAAAAAATGCATGAATGTACGATTTCAGATGGAGAATATCCAACTACTAAGGTAATTGGTGATAGTGATAAAAAATATATTTTAGCAATTGACCCGAACTTTTCGTCTTCTAAAGTTGCTGACTATTTTGCCATGAGTGTGATTGAGTTGGATGAAGAAAAAAAACAAGGCGTGTTAGTTCATGGATACCAAGCTGCGGGGTCATCATTACAAGATCATATAAAATATTTTTATTATTTATATAAAAATTTTAATATTGCCTTGATTATTATTGACCATGCGGGTGCGGATACTTTTATAGATGCAGTAAATAATTCTCAGTTTTTTAAAGACATGAATCGTAAAGTTGGCTTTGTAGATTTTGATTCTGATAAAGAAAATGAAGATTATACAAAAATGTTAAAAGATTGCGCTCGTCAATATAATAAAGATTTTGGCAATATATGTATTAAACAATATTTTACAAGCTTCTTTTTGGGTCGCGCGAATTCTTATTTACAAACTTGTATTGATCATAAAAAAATATGGTTTGCCTCGCGCGCGAGCAACCATCCTGATATTTTAGAAAATATTTTTACAATGAATCTTCCGATGGAGTATATATATCCTAGAGGTATTGGAGAAAAAGCGGATAACGAATATGAAACAAAAAAATTGACAGTCCGCGAATTTATAGAAGAGCAGGACTTCATTGTTCAAGATACGAAAGATCAATGTGCTAATGTTGAAGTAACCACAACATCTAGGGGTACCCAAAGTTTTGATTTGCCATCACATTTAAGAAAATCTACAAGTATAAATAGAGCTAGAAAAGATAACTATACTACTCTTATGTTAGGAAACTGGGGGGTTAAAGCTTATTTTGATATAATGGCTCCAGAAAATTTTGCAAAGAAAAATACAGAGTTTGTCGCAGAATTAATCTAATAAAATATAAGATTTTAGTGTAATAACCTGTTATAATAAATTATGGCACGAAATAATAATAAAAATATTAAATTTCCAGAACCACAGGTAATAGAAGGATCTATAAAGTCAAAAGACACTATAGAGTTAAAAGCAAGTCGTGGAGAGGTTAATACTTCTGTAAGAAGAAATCGAGCGTCTACTATTTCAAGAACAGATAAATATAAAAATATTGAGGGTGGAGTTATTCCTTTTATTTATGGTGGTGGGTACGGAAAGTATACTTCTAATATTAGTGTTAAAGATACTATTATTTTATGTCAAAAAGCCTATTATAACTTTTCAATATTTAGGAATACTATTGATTTAATGACTGAATTTAGTTGCTCTCCAGTTTATTTTACCGGTGGAAGCGAGCAGTCAAGGAAATTCTTTCAAGCATGGGGTGATAGAATTAATTTATGGCGTTTACAAGATATGTTTTTCCGTGAGTTTTTCCGTAGCGGAAATGTTTTTCTTTATAAATTAAATGCTGAATTTACAAAACAAGATATGCGTGTTTTATCGGACTTAATCACAACAGAAGCAAGGACTGGGGAAATTCCAGTTAGGTATATCATGTTAAACCCTGCTGATATTCAAGCTATCGGATCAGCTTCATTTATTACTCCTCAATATGTTAAAGTTTTAAATGATTTTGAAATGAAGGTTTTAGTAAACCCAGATAATGAACAAGATCGACAATTGGCTCAGCGTGTAAAAAATTTAAAAGATATAAAAAATACAAGCAATATAACACCAACAAATCAATACATGGTTTTTGAACTAGAGTCAGATAAATTTATACCAGTTTTTTATAAAAAACAAGATTATGAACCATTCAGTGTCCCAATGGGCTTCCCAGTTCTCGAAGATATTAACTGGAAGCAGGAACTTAAAAATATGGATATGGCAATCAGCCGTACTATACAGCAAGCAGTCCTATTGGTTACAATGGGAAATGATGAAGTTGGTATGCCGACCAAAGAACAAATCGGAACATTAAGAAAAATTTTTGAAAACGAAAGTGTTGGTAGAATTTTAGTTAGTGATTATACGACAGATATTAAATTTATTATTCCTGAAATTAGTAATATTTTAGATCCTAAAAAATATGAAGTTGTAGATCGTGATATTCGTTACGGTCTTAATAATGTTCTTTTTGGTGAAGAAAAATATGCTAATACTAATACTAAAATTGAAGTATTTCTTTCTCGTTTAAAACATGCACGTGAGACATTCATGAATGATTTTTTACTTCCAGAAATGAAAAAAATCGGTAAAAATCTTGGATTTAAAAATTTACCAACAGCACGTTTTAAAGATGCGGATTTTAAAAATGATACAAACTTAACTCGTATTTATTCCAGATTAATTGAATTAGGAGTATTAACTCCAGAAGAGGGAATCACAGCTATTGATACTGGGCGCTTACCTCTTCCGGAAGAAAGTATTAAATCGCAAGAACAATTTAAAACTCTTCAAGAAGATGGCTTATATCAACCTCTTTTAAATAAACCTCAACAACAACCTGTTGGGCGCCCATCTGGTACAGACGCTCCTCAAGCAAATAAAGCTCCGAGATCAACGCCTACAGTTCAAGCTTCTGAAGATAAATCTAAAATTAATGCAGATTTAGTTGCTAAAAATTTAGCCAAATTTGATAATTTAATAGAATCAATTGAAAATTCTTTAAAAGAAAAATTTGATCGTAAAAGACTAACTAAAGAACAAAAAGAAATTATTCAAACTGTTGCAGAGACAATCGCAACAAATGAAAACCCTAAAGATTGGATAAATAAGATTACCGATTATATTAATAAACCAGTCCAATATAATGTCAATATGCAAGAAATAAATAAAATTGCTGAAGAGTTTGGTTTAGATTACAAAACAGCTATTTTACTTTATCACAGTAAAATATAAATTATTAATATAATTAATTATTTAGTGTAAAGTATCCTATGGTTCCTGGAAATTATAATTTACCAACTGGTTATAGAGGCGATACTTATGGCCCAATATCTTTTTATTTTTTAAATAATAGCGGTAGCGGTATAAGTTTTCATAATTACACTGGAGCGTTACAAGTTAAAAAATTTGAAAGTTCTAATACGGTAATTGGTTGGTACACAACAGATAGCTCAATGACAATTAGTGGCAATAAAGTAACTTTATTGCCCAAAAATGGTGATTGTATGAAAATTTTTCCTGGTATTTATAATTTTGATTTGCAACTCAGTTCCGGAAATAAAACAAGAACATATGT